CTGCACTTACAGGCCTTGCATTATTTAGAAAATGGTTTGGATTTGGAAGTAAACGTGGTTTCCTAAGAACGATGAAGCTGAGATTTAAACTCGCGGGTAAAAAAATGTTTCCGAAATCAAAAATGAAACTGAGCAAGAACCCAAGAATGTGGCCAATATTACTTGTAGGTATTATTGCTAGTTCATTTGCTGATTCATCATCCGCTGCGGTAGATGAATTCAGTGCAGAACAATCAGACACTGCAGATGCATCTGGTGCTGGTAGTACTCCAGACGGTTCAGGTGAATCTATTTTAACTTTTAATAATGCTCTTAATGCTGCACTAATTGCCACAATGCTTCCGATTAAAACTATGAGAACTAGAGTTGCAGCTGGATTAAAAATAGGATTAGCGAAACTATTTAAAGGAGCTCCTAAAGGTTCTTTAAGAGCTAAAATGTGGGCTCAAATGAAAAAGCCAACTAACTGGGGAAAAGCAAGCAGAGGTTTTTTAAGAGCCTTTGGACCTTGGGGTATGGCTGCGTGGGCTGTATCAGAAATAGTTATATGGAGAATTAATTCTGTTAGGAAACAACAAGAAGAAAATGAAAGCCTTATGGCAGATATGAATGCAGTAGATAATGAAGCTAGTGCTGCAGACTTTATGGAGAATGTTGATATGAGTAAGTTTGTATTTAAAGAGCAGAAGTCGATGATGCTTGCAAATCCAAATACCAAGCAGAAGAACAACGTTAAAATGTTATTACAAACAGTGGCTAAAAATAAAGCGGCACAAGAGGTTTATATACAAGAATTAATGAAACAAGGTTGGGATGAAACTACATTAAGGGGTATGGCTGCTCAAATAAATAATCCATCAACTACTCTGACACCACTGTCATCTTTGAATACAGAACACCCTGCATGGAAAAAGAAACAGAAACTTCTCGAAGAAAAAAAGAGAGCAGAAATGATGGGAGGGTTATCTCTTTTTACTAAAGACTATGCTCCAATGGATGTGATGGATGATAGTATACAATATGGAACTGGAGTTGGTATCTATGGAGATCAGGGAGATCAAATCATGGGTGGGGCTATCACAACCGTAAATAATATCATTAATGAAACAATATTTATTACTCCGGCTAAAGAAAATAGACATCATATGGCAAAAGGCCCTAGATAATAAAAAACCCCCGATTAAGGGGGTTCTCAGATTTAACTCTTAAGCTTCAGCTGCTAACTTAGCAAAATAACTCATCGTGTCGTCATTGTCTTTATCAGCACGTGCGACCGGATCTGCTGCAACCGCAACAGGATCTGCATTGATGAAAGCTTGTTCAGCTGCATTGTCTTGATCTCCAGCAATGTCTTGATCGATATAATCAGTTTCATTACGACTAGTGATCTCTTCACCTAAAACTCTAGTCAACTTAAGATTAAGCTCACTATAAGATTTAAACGTAGAAGGATCAGTAAACTCTTTTAGAGCAAACTGCTGGTTGTATATACCTTCCAACGCTGTATCATCTGCATTCAATGCTTCAGCAGCACCAAACTCAGAACGATCATAGTTACGGAATCCCGCAACCTGTGCAATCTTCATCTTGAAGTTAGCGCCTTTCCACATATCAAATGGATTGACAGCTGACTCATCTTGAAACTTAGGTTGCATAGAGTCCATGATCTTCTCAAAGATCTTAGCACCATAAGTGTATAACATTACCTTACCTTCGTTCTCACGATTCTCCGGATCTGAAACGACATAGATATTTGACACATAGTGAAGCCTACGCTTACGTCTACGAGCCATATCTTTATCCGCTTCTATACCTGTATTCCAAAGTTTAGAATTCATTTCTGACACAGGGTCGTCCTTTTGTATAGTAGTTAGAGATTTCTCTACATACCATTGACCAGTTGGACCTTGGAAGAAGTGATCCCAGAATTTAGCCCAAGGTAAATCATCACCTTCGACTGCAGGTAAGAATCTAATAACGGCATAACCGTTACCAGCTTTATCTACTGATGGTTTCCACATACGGTCGTCGCCGAATGATTTCTTATCTTTAGTGCCTGTTCCAGCCGCACCTACTAGTGAACTCATGTCACTAGCTTTCGCTTTTAAGTCTGCAAAACTCATTGTCTATCTCCTTTAAAATTTTATATTAATTTATATTGCTTTGTATCAGTATATATTATATCATAGTTATGATAAAAGTACATACTTTATTTAAAAATATCTACGATAATCTTTCTCATCTTACTGTCATCGAACCTTAAGAAAGACTGATACTTAGATATCTTCTTAAACAAGTCCGGCCACAAAATAGTTTCTGTGATCTCCTTGTTCGCCTTATCAATAAACCCAGTCAAGCGGTTTACTATACACAATGTCTCTAAAGACACCGTCCCTTCAAGATGAAGCTGGACTATTCTTGGATATGTTTCGTTTATTTCCAAGAGTTCATCAAACTTTACATCTGAAATTTCTTCTAACTCATTCCTAAATACATAAGATAAACTGTCTATCTTCTTTAAGAATGTTGTATACGTATCCTCGTCACGTACCATATCACTACTATACTTATTACCTGCTACTTGATGTGCAGCAAAGTATAATGCAATGTCGTCACGTGTCTTAAACCGTTTACCTATCTTTGTTAATTGAAACTTATCAGGTCTTCCCCAATAAGTCTTCTGCGTTACATTTGTTTTAAAATTATACTTAAAACAATCGTAAGTTCCATTGAAATGTAGGTTAACTGCGTTGTGAACTGTAAATGCTTCATATCCCGTCATTCTCATATAGGCAACACATAGGTTGGGTTACCCCCTTGTAATAAGTTAAGCTCCTTCGCTTCGAACTCAACGTGTTCTATAATCTCCTTAGAGATAAGTTTCTTACTGTCCCTAAGATCGATCTCGTTGTCCTCACATACATCTATAATAGCATCAATGTAATTGGTGCCTCTATGTGTTCTAACGAAAGTTTCAACTAAATTTGAGAAAGACTTCTTATTGATATCTTCCATTATTTTTGTATCCCATCTTTATCATACGCTGGACTAAGAGTCTTCCAATACATTGTCTTCTCTTCGTTCTCACCATAAAAGTCTAATGACCATACACCTTCACGTAGGTATGTCTCGCAATGGTTCTTATAGATCCTTGCTGATTCATACTTCGCTTGAGCTCCTCTCTCACCACGATGAATTGCTTGACGCAGTGCAGATAGTTTCTCTTTAGTAGACTTAATGTATAGCTTCACGTTAACCATGGATAGACCATGATCTTCGTCTAATGCTAATACATTAGCTGCAATATTCTTATAGGTTGTGGGTTTCTTCGCCGCTCTTGCTTTAGCTAAGTTAGCCGCTGCTGCTGCACGTTGCTCTTCACTCATCTTACGTCTTGCCATAATATATTCCTATTTGTTTGTTGATACATCTATTATAACATAGAATGTGTCAATGTACATACTAACCTTTATATATTTTTTGTATGTGTGTTTCAAATGCTTCTACCTTGTCTACTCTATTAGGCCATTTAATATATTCCCTTTCAGGATTAGCCTTTAAGTTATTAAGTAAAGGTGTGATTGCATTATATAATGTGTCTAGTTTGTCTTGTGCAGACGTACTAGCTTTTGAGGCTGATGCTAATTCTTTTGAGACATCTAAATCTGACTCATCAACTAGCGTAAAACCGAAATCGAAATCTGACATGTTACCCTTCCGTTAGTAATTTGATACCCTTAGTCCAGTTATCTGCTGCATCTTCTACATAGCCTAATGCTTTAAAAGGAAAATCCTCTTGCATAATTCTGTTACCATTTGGGTCTTTATATGTGATCGAAAAGAATGAATGTTCTCCATCCATTCCTGTTACTACTTGATAAATCTTTGCTACACTACCATCGTCCTTATAGTGCTCACTCATTAATTTTGTATTGTTCATGATCTCTCCAATAAAATAAGGTTGGGGACCCAGAAGATCCCCAGGAGTTACTACTACTTAGTGGGTGAATACCACCTAAGTTCTTTTAAAATGCTAGACTAGCCTTAAGAGTAGATACGCCATCAGCGCTTCCAGTCTTAGTCCAATCAGCAGTCCATATACCACGTGTTATAGCAATTGTCTTAGCTGTAACACCAGCAGATGTCTTAGACATCGTACCTTTAACAACACCTAAACCAAGGATATCTCTTGAAACAGAACCTTCGTTTGTAGATGTACCGTCTGCATTTGAATCATGAGTAGCGCTAAGCGTTAAACCTGCAACAGTAGTTGAGAAAGTAGTATCAATGTTATTACCAGCAGTTACTTTATTATATACTACTTTAGCTGTTACGCCACCCGCAGTATAAGTTGCTGTTGTTTCTCTTGTAGTTGCAGTTACATCAGTCATTGCGACTGTTATACCACCTACAACACCAGATGCATCAACCGTAGTTGAACCACCAGAGATCTGATTAAGACCAATTGTGATTGCACCAGCTTTCATTGTAACACCTAGAACAGTTGAATCTGGATCATCTCCAGACCAATCACCAATCTTAAAAGTTAGTGGACCTGTTGTAGTTTCAACATACATATCATCTACAGCAAAG